GGCGGCGTTGAACTTCTCTTGCTCGGGGATGCCCTTGTCGAGGATGATGCCGTAGCGGCTGAGGGTGCTGGTGTAGCCCGTAGCCGCCTTCGCCACGAGGTCAAAGGCCGTCTCGACGTTGCCGGTGACGGCGGCCATGTCCAGCGCCGCCTTCGTGGCCCGCTCCAGGCCCTCGCCTTTGAGCTTGCCCATCGTGACCAGGAGGGCCTGGCCCTTCAGGATCACCTCGTCGCCGACGCCCGTAATGTCCTGAAGGCCCGACGCCATGTCCTTCAGCGCCGGGAGAACAGAGTCAACGCTGTCGCCGGTCAGGCGGATGGCCTGGGCGAGCTGCATCTCCGCGTCTTGCTGGACAGCAGCAGCGTTGACCGCCGCCTTCATCGCGCCGACGAGCTCAGTCCCGATCTTCTTCGCCGCCAGCACGGCAGCCGCAGCGGCGGCAGCGCCCATCGCCGCGAAGGCCAGGCTCACCTTCTTAATGGTGGGCGTGGACTGATCCACCGTCTTCAGGTGGGCGTAGATGTTCCGCTTGACCACTTACCGCCTCATCATCTGCTGCACCTTCGCGTGCATGTCAGCCCGCCACTTCGCTTCTTCTTCCGCCCGGCGCCGCGCCCCGAGGTAGGCTTTCAGCACGGCCATGTCCAGGATCGCCCCCTGGTACTCCGTCAGTGTGCCGAACCAGACGCTTGGCCGTTGCCCGAACTCGGCGGCTGCGAGTCCCCATCGGGCGAGGGACTCTGGGTCGCTGACAAAGGGCCCAGCACATCCTCGGCGGCCAAATTGCGGTCACGGATGATCTCCGTCACCAGGTTCGTCAGAATGAAGATGTCCCGGGTCGCCAGGTCGCCGAGGATGACGACGCCGGCCGCCTCCATCGCCTTGCGGACCGCCACACGACCTTCAATATCTTCGGCCGTTAGGCTGTCGCCCTCGATCCCGAGGTCTCGCGCCGTCATGCGCGGCGAGACCGCGCATTGGGCGATGAGCCGAAGAGACGCCCGCTGGATCGCGGTCAGGTCCTTTTCCGTCTTCTCCTTCTTCTGGTGAAGCCGCCGAACCTCCTCAAGAATCGGCTCGGCCTCGATACTCGGCTCCCGCAGCACCACCGCCAAGCCACTCGAAAGAGTGACCTCCCGCTTGATCTCCTGCATACTGCACCCCCACTAGATGACGGTCGCCTGGTCGTTCACCAGCACGCACTGGATGTTTTCCGTGGCGTCCGTGTCGTAGATAGACGTCCATCCGAACGTCGCCTTGAGCCGGTTGCGGCCCTCCAGCGGCGGTGTCGGCGGCGTCGTCAGTTTGCACTTGTTCTGGTTGATGGTCAGAGAGTGGGTGCCATCGTCCATGATGATGGCGACGTCCACGTCCGAACGATTTTTGAAGATGTTGTACTCCGTCATGTCGTCGAACCACATGACACACTCGCCGGTCACGCTCAGGAATCCATTCTCCTTCGGCTCCTTTATGAAGTTCACGGACCCCGCCCCGAAGGGCTCATCGGTCGGGAACTGCACGTTCAGGCTGACAGACTCGACATCCATTGCCGACGAGTCGAACTCCACGCTCAGGTCCTTGTAGAGCATGAGGTCGTCATCGGGGTAGGACGGCGTTGCGGGGCTGGCGGTGTTGTCTTCCGTTTTGCCGAAGAACGAAACCGTCCAGACCGGCGAACTGCCCGGCGATGCCGCCAGCGAAAGGCCGATGACCTTGCACCCGGCATACCTCCAGTTGAGCGTGCCGTCAGCCCGCAGCATCTCCAGGGTCAGCCCGAGACCGATGCGCCCGGTCGCCGGGATGCCGGTGGAGCCGGGGAAGGTGTGGGTGTACGGGCCGGACCCGGTATCGTCCACGTCCCCGATGAGGTGCTTGAGGATGACCCCGATGTCCTGGTAGTTCCCCTCGATGGGCACGTCACCACGGATGGCAGACGTCGCTTCCTCGATTCGCCGGATGGACCACGCCCGAACCGAGCCGAACTCCTCCCATGTCGGTTCCTCGTGGACGCTCTCCGCGCCCTTGACGTTGAAATACTTGGTGGGTGCAACGGCGGTGCCGTAGGTAACTTCCTGACCCACCCCGAAGTGCGACTGATCGGCCATCTCTGGTTTCTCCTGGGCGGCCATGCTTGTAGCCGCCGGGTTGGGGTCAGCGTTCCCTTACAGGCTGCCCTTCACGTACTCGTAAGCCACCGCCAGCGTCCCCGAGACAAACATCTGGTTGTGGCTGATGTCCGTGCTGGTTCGCAGTGGCGGCTCCATGCTCTCGACGATGACGTCCTTCACGTTGGTGACGGCCAGGATGGTGGCGGCAGAGTCCTCGACCGCATTGCGGAAGTCATCGCGGAAGTTCCGCAACGCGGTCAGCGGCGACGCTTCGTCCACGAGGAGCTGGAAGTCGTACTTCTGGACGCAGCCCTGGCCGCCCCGCGTGGTGCGGTCCTCGTCCGTCTCCAGCGTCCCCTCCCACAAGGCCACGGCCGGGCACATCGCGTCATTCCACGACACCGACTCCGTGTAGACCTTGATGACGGTGGTGGAGTAGCCGTTCCCCGAGGTGATCGCCTCGGCGTCCGCCACCAGCGCCGTCATCAGTGTGTTGCTCTTCGTCACGGCTCCCTACTTCTTCTCGACGGCCTTCCGCGCCTTGTCGGGCCTGGCGCCGTCGGCCACGGCATCCGTGAACAGCTTGGGCACCACCTCGCCTTCGAGTGGTCGGAGCAGGCCGGCCCGGACGCGGTTCATTACACGCGCCCCGACGTTGACGTCTTCGAGGTCGTATTCCTCGACCTGCCCGACCGAATGCCCGAGCGCGGGGATCAGCCACTCGAACTTCCTGAGATTCTTCTTCGCCTGTGCCTCCGGCATCCTGTTTCTCCTAAGCCACGAGCTGGAACGTCCGCCCCATCAGGCGAAGCTGCTCTTGCTCAGTTCGCTTCAACGCCGGGCCCATGTACGGCTGGGCCTTCGCGCCGGGATGGTCGTGGCCCCAGCCGGGGATGCTGTGCGGACCCGCGCCGCCCTCGACCAGATGCCCGTACCACGCCTTCTTCGTCTCCGGCCCGATCCAGGCATGGACCTCGCTGCCCTTGAGCTTGACGTCGTAGCCGATGGCCTTCATCAGTCGGCCGGTGCGCCTGACGACGCCTGACTTCATCTCCCGCGCCACAAGCTTGGCGGCCTGGCGGGTGTTCGCCAGCATCTTCCGCCGGAACTGCATCTCGGCCCGCGTAAGATGGCGGCCGTAAGCCTTGAGGCCCCGGAAGGCGATTGAGACGCCAATCATCAGAACGCCGTCCCCCAGTTACGATAGGGCGCGAACACGCGGACCCGGGCGTCGTAACACTGCTTGGGACTGAGAAGATTGAGCTGCCCCTCGTCCAGCACCTTCGAGGCGAGCCCGGCCGTCTTCCGGGTGTTGAACGCGGTCACCACCTCCTCGGTGGCGTGCGCCACCAGGCCCTCTGGCAGCGTGGAGAAGCCCGCCGTGTAGACGACTTTCCAGTTCTTCTGGCCCTTTGTAAAGACGCCGCCGATATACTCAATTCGGGCGGGAGCCAGAGAGCCGGTAGACTCCAGGCTGTACTCCAGGCGGTCCTTCTCCTCGAGCTCCGTCAAACTCTCATCCCGCGAGCCATCGCCGGCGTCGGTGTACTCCACCTCGTTGACGCTGGTCACCGACACCAGCGGCCCCTGGCGCAGTACCAGCGCCTCCGTCCCGGTGCCGTCGTAATATTCGGTGTAGGTGCCCTCGGCGAAATAGCGGCCGAACGCCTCCTGGATCTCGTTGCTCACCTCCGTGATGAGCGTTGCCAGCACGTCGTCATAGGTGCTGTCCCCGTCGGCGAACCCCAGGCGCTCCTTGACGCGGGCCAGCGTCGTCAGGTCACGGTCAGAGGACGCCGATATCCCCGTCGTGACGTCGATGACGTAGACGAAGCTGCCTTCTGCGCCAGCTGGCTCAGTCCCGTCCAGGCTCCAGATACCCTCAGAACCGGCCGGAACCGTGAAGGCGAACGAGTACCAGCCGGTGGAGCCGATCTCGGCGACGGTGGGCGTGATGCTGCCCTGCGCCGAGCGGTCATCGTCGTAAACCGTCAGGCCCCAGGCCGACGCCGCCTCGCCCGAGACATAACCGTTCCCGGCCAGGTTCTGGAGGCCATGCAGAATTGTGACGCTGTTGCCAGCCTGAGCCCGGTAGGCCATGGATTACCCCCGTCGCCGCTGTCGCCTGGCACGTCCCCGCTTGGAGACGGCCTGCTCTTCCGGCTCTGGGGCCTCAGCCGTCTCGACCTCCGGCTCCGGGGCGGGCGTGGATGATGGCGCGGGCTTGGCCGCAAAGATCACGCGCGCCGTCACGTACTCGGCGGCGCCCTGGCGGACAGCCTGATCGGCTTCGGCGTCGGACACCTCAACCACGGCGCCAACCTGTTCCACGCCTCGCGGACCCGCCGCCAGCGTCTTCCGTTTGATCGTCTTCATGCTTGGCCTCCTATGCGACGATGACCACGAACGCACCGAGCTTGCTGTCCCCACCGCTGGCCACGACGCACTTGACGCGCTCGTTGGCGACCACGATGTGGTCCTCTACTGGCTCGCCGCCCGCAGCGTAGAGAGAGGCCACGCCCGCCGTGCTGTGGGTGGCCTGGCGCGGCGCGACCGTCTTCGACGCCGTGACGTTTTCCTCAACCCAGATGTTCTGGGTGGTGACCTCCGAAGTGATCGTGAAGTCCACGGTGTCCGCGAAGGGCGTGGTGCCGTCCTTGACATAGGCAACGGCGATGATGCGGCCGGTCACGACGGGCGTGTAGCCGGTCGCATCTCCGCTGGCGTCGGTCGTGAGATCGACCTGATGACGTTCGACGTACATGGCCGACTACTCCTCGGCCCAGGTTCCGACGATGGACGTGATCCACCAGCCGTCCACGCCGTCGCCGACGATGGTCACCATGTCGCCCTCGGCGTCGGTGGCGGCCGTGTTGATCAGGTCCTTGTTGTCGGTGCTGGCCTGCCCCCCACCGTGGATGGCGTCCGCCGCCGCCGGGCTGATGCTCAAGCCCGTCGTGGTGGAAAGCGTCTGCACGATGAACGTGTACGTCAGGCCGGCTGCCGTGGAGGGCAGCGTGGCCGTCACGTCGGCCGCGTTGACGATGAAAATCTTGCCGCTCTCGGCGGCGGTGACGGTGAAGTCGTCCGTCACGACCTCGACGGGGCTGACGTAGGCCCCCCCGTCTTCCTGGGTGATCTTGCCGCCAGCCGCGATGACGAGCTCGTCACTGCCCTGCTTGCGATAAACCTTGGGTTGGTAGGTGGCGTCTGCCATGGTTGCTCCGTTGGTTGCAGCGCGGGGCGGGATTCGCGCCCGCCCCACGCCTAGTCACTCAAGACACGGAAAGTGCTAACTTCCGACCACGGCCACGGCGGTGGCCACGGTGGTGGTGCTCTGGGTGATGGGGACCTTGCTGCCGCGGTAGCGGATGGCAATGGTCTCCCCGAACGCGATGTTCGCCGTCGCACTGGTGATGGTTCCCTGGACGTACCTCTCCCGCGGACGGTAGACGTCCACGATGAGCAGCATGGAGTTCAGGTCATCGTTGGCGGCGCTGGTGGCGACGGCCGCCGCGCCGGTGATGGCGGTCATGCCGGTGTCGCTGTTCGCCGAGTTCTCCTGGGCGGTCAGCGTTGCCACGCCGGTGTCCGCGCTGTCGGTGATCGTGACCATGAACATGATCCCGTCCCATCCCGACATGTCGAAGATGGACGAGTTGTCATCCGTGTTGCTCGCGGCGGTCACCGCAGCGTTGGCGAAGTCGATGGCGCAATTCTTGAGAAGGCTCTGCATGTCAGTCTCCCCTTACGCCAACTTGACGCGGGCAAAAGCCTCGGCCAGGACGGGCATCCCGTCCGTCTCCAGGCGGCCGATGTAGCCGTTCTGGTTGGTCGCGGCGTAGAGTTCGGTGAGGACCTGGATATCCAGGCCCATGGCATCGGCGATCCAGTAGTACGAGAAGTCGCCGAGCAGGCCCACGTACAGGCCGGTCGTGAAGGTGTTGGGGGCGTATTCGGACATGCTCACCGGGAAGCCGAGCAGGCGGTCCGGGTCACCCTGGATCACGCTGTCAGTCCAGATGTAGCGTCCGTCGCCGTCCTTGAGCTTGGACAGCATTTTCACGGCGTCGCGGTGGAAGATCCACCGGGCACGGCCCCAGTACCCGCCCTTGAGGCTGTACTTGCACTCCTTCAGCCCGTCGGTAGTGAAGGCGGTCGTGGTGTTGCCGGTGCTGACGTCGCGGGCGGTCCCGATGCCGTTGTCCGAAGCGGTGAACACGCCCAGCGGCTGCTCCGCGCCCGTCCCGGCCAGGAACGCCTTCTCTTCGGTGATGGCGAACTTGTACGCCAGGCGCTCGCGCACCAGCGCCTCGGCCCCCATCAGGGCGGCCCGCAGGAGCTTCCGGCTCACCTTGATGCGCTTGGCCACCGGGTGCGGCTTCAGCTCCCGCTTCCCGAACGCCATGGTGGAGTCTTCGCTTCCGGTGCCCAGCTCGGCGGTCCAGTTGGAATCCGCCGGGTCGGCGTCCAGGGAGGGGATGCCCAGCGACACGGCCTGCGTCTGCCGCACCGTCGCCAGCGGCCGGATGAAGACCTGATCGTCAATGCTCTTGATGAGCTGGGCGACGAACTCCTCCGGCGAGGTGATGTATCCGCCCTCGGTGTCCGTGCCGGCCGACAGGGCACGAAGCTCGCCTTCGTACTTGGGGTCCACGAGATGCCTGTTGAACATCTCCCGGTACTCCGGCGAATTGATGCCCTCGCCGCGCTGTTCGGCCTCGGGGTCGTTGTCGCGGCCCGGCAGCGGCTCGTCATCGGAATCGTCGATGGACCGCTCCAGGTCGCGCTCCTCAGCCTCCAGCTTCTCGGCGCGGGTGATCTCCGTCTGGAGCTTTTCGGCATCCGCCCAGAGCTTGCCGTACCGCTCCTCTTCGTCGGAGTTCAGCGTCGCCCGCCCGTCCTTCTCTGCAGCATC